GGTTTTTTATTTACTTATGTTTTAATGTCTAGGAGCATCTGATCTATCTGAAAAAAAACGATCAATATGACCTTTTATTCCTGAGAGAAACTCTGATTGTTCTCGATCTGTTAACTTGTTATAATCATTTAATATGTCTAATTCATCTAACATATATGTGAATCCTTTTAACATATTATTAACACTATTTCTGTGTGGATTTACATCTCCATCGATAACTTCGGAAATGCATTCTTGGATTAATTGTTGAAGATCTTTTTTGTTCATATTAGTAATTTAAGATACAGTAATCCATACCTATTGTCATAGTAAGATTAACTGCTTCTGTATATGTTGACCAATCGTAATCATCAAAGTTTGCTGTTTTGATAAAAGCACCTTTAACAACCCATTCTGATACTACGTCACCTACTGGACCTAAAACATTAAATGTAATGTCTTTTTTATAGAAATCCGAGTAACCTGCTCTACCAGTAATTGATTCATATGCTAAACGAGCCCATTCCATTACTACCTGTGCACCTGATGGAGCAATTGGGTCAAATAATGTAAATGTCATATCACCCCATAGCCTTTTTCCACTACGGATTTTTCTATAGGTATTGATGTGGTCTAGAATAATTTCTCCATCATCAAAATTTACGGCACTTACTCCTTTAATGATATATGATGGGATACCATTTACATACATTATGAACCTGTTTGGAATTTTAGGCTCATATTGAGTAAACATAATTTCATTTGCGTTTAATATAGGCATGTTATGTTGTATTTATTAATTGTTTATTATAAATATTACTTAAGATGGAAATTCAACACCAGTTGGTAAAATTGTGAAATCTAATATTACAAATTCAGCAGTTTTAGTTGGTTGAATGTAAATTTGACCTATTAATTGGTTTCTATCTACAACACTTGGTGTGTTATTTGATTCATCCATTACTACTTTAAATGCATATAAACCTTGTCTTTGTACTACTGAGTCTAAATATGGGTTTACTTGATTTAAGAATTTATTTCTTGTAACTGCTGTATTTTGTTCAAATACTAATGAGCGAGCTACACCACTAATGTATCCTTTTAATGCAATTAATAATCTTCTAACATTTACTCTATCTAAAGCAGTTGCTTTTTGTTGTAATGTTTTCTGACCAAATACTACAACGCCATTTCCTGGGAATGTAGCTAATGGATTTACATTGTCTAAGTATAAATTATTTCTATCGCTTAATGATAATCTTCTTTCAACTTTTACTACATTTGGAATACCACCTCTAGTAATACCTGCTGGAGCGAACCATGGAGCTGATACTTGATCTGTAAAGGCAAATACACCACCCATTAATACTGAAGCAGGAACCCATACTAATCTACCCATTGCTGAGCTGAAAATTTGACACCATGGCCAATATGTAGCTGCGTAGCTAGAGTTTGAAGCATTTGCTGCTGTTTTAGCACTTGTAACTGTACCTCCATAAGGAACAGGATCAACTACTGATAAAGCGTCTGCTCTTCCTTCACATAATGCTATTGGATCAGCACCGTTAGCACCAATATTAATATTTGAATTACCACCTGCTAAGAATAAACCAGGAGTTAATAATATATTAAATCTATACTCGTCTGAGTTGTTTAATAAGTTAATTGCTGGGAAGTAATCGGCTGTAGTGAATCCTTGAGAGTTTGAAACTCCTGAAGTAATATTTTCATACATGAATCTTGGTAATGAAGTATCTACTTGACCACCGTTAAAAGCACCTGATAAACCTCCGTCCCCATTTGCTGGTAGACTTCCACTAAATAATACTGATTGGTAATTACCATTATTATCAAATGTACCAAATTGTGCTTTAGGCACGTTTGCTATTCTAATGTATCTTGAAGCATTTGGAAAATCTCCAATATAATCAATGTATCCTTGACCATCTGCTGTAGAATAAGTATAAACTGGTTTAGTATTACCAATTACTCTAGCAATGTAATTTGGTTGATCAACATCCATTGATAAGTTAGTCCATGTTTCAAGAATATTTGGTTGAGCATCTGTATCATTACCACTTCTTACAACTAATGTAAATGTACCTTGTGTAGTATTTACATTTTGAACTTGCCAACGAACATTAGTAGCACTACCACTTACTAAAGCGCCTGAAGATAATACTGCTCCTGCATTATTCATTTGAGCACCCCAAGCTAATGTTTCAACTTCAAAACATTCTGCACCTGTTAAACCACCAACAAATGCATTATTAATACTTGATGATACTATACGGAATGAATTTCCTAAAGTTTCGTTATAAGGTAAACTAGCAGTTACCGCTAAATTAGTTGTAGATGATGTTGCTACCGTTTTAAATGTAGATTGTAATGAATTAATTTTAGCTGTAATATTATCTGCTGTGGCTGCAGCTGTTGATCCTGTTGTAACATAATAGATAGGGGCAGCATCAACTAAACTAGTACTACCAGTCATTATAAATTTACCATAAGATGTAGCAGTAGTTCCATTAGCAGAACCGGATAATAGAAAAAATACTGTTCCCGCACCTCCGTCATCTTTGTGTAAACCAGCTACACTCATAGAAGATGCTGCATCTGATCCTAAGATTGGAATACTTGCAGAAGAAAATTGTTCTAATGCTGAACCTGTTCCTTGGTTTGTGATTCTAGTTACTAATAGAGTTGTACCTCCATTATCGAAATAATTTTTAGCTGTTAATGAGGTAAAATATTCCATAGAGCCACTTGCTCCATTACTAAAAGTAGTTCCAAATTTTGCAATATATTCACTATATGAAGTGACTAATGTTGGAACATAAGGGATACCATTAACAGTTGGTCCAATGATAGCTGCACCAGCTTCAATAGGGCCTTGTGTTACTGCGCTCTGGTCGTTTTCATTGGTATATACACCAGGAGAGATAATTGCTTCTGCCATTTTATGTTGTTATTTTAAATTGTATTAGATGTTATTCTAGTGATAAATATTCTAAAACCCTTACAAACCTAAAATAAATTATTGAAGTTTACCTGTCTCCAGATCTACTTGTCTATCTCCATATTTGTCACATAACTTATCGGTTAGGGCTAAACGTTTTTCATTAATTTCTTTAATAAAGTTAAGTAAATCAATTTTATTCCTATTTATTTCATCTAATTTATTTTTAGCTTCTTCAATATTAAGAACTACTATTCCTAAATCAAATAGAGCTTTTTGATAATCCTCATGAACACTTTTAAATTCAACTAATTCTTCTACTGTTAATTGATCTATTGATTGTGTTTGTTCTTCTATGTTTCTTTTTAACATAATTTTATTTTTAATTATTATTTATCCCATTTATTTTTAGGACATGGGTTTTTTTCTAAATCTATAGGGGAAAATATTTTAAAACTTAAAGGGCATTTACATACACCACAATAATAAAAGTTAATTACTTCTGTATTTTTTTTACGAAATTCACATTTACTACATATAGTTGCTCTACTTTCAGCTAAAATTTTATTTTCAGGTGAAGGATTTGCTGCTTCTATCCAAGCTGAGGATATTGTTTTAAATTTTTTAAACATAACATTATTATTAATAAAGATATTTTATAATTCTCCTGCTCTAGTATTATTAACATTTTTTACAGTTTCGGCTGTAATAGAAATAACGGATTTTGAAAAGAATTGACGTTGTCCATTAGTTGCTAAATCTCTGTTAATAGTCTCTGGTATGATATATCCATATAGTGTTATGCTTAGGTTTGTTTTAGCTACACGTTGTTCACTAGTTGAGTATTCATTAGTTGAATCAAATCTATCAATATATGTTCTAAATTGATAACGTTCTTTATTACCCCAATATGAGTCTGAGGCAAATTCAATAGATTCAACTATTTTATTATTTTCTTGTATGAAGTTAGTAATAATAGCACATTCATATGTTACATTAATATAATCAGGTACAGGAGTTAAATAAAATTTTTCAGATGGTAAATAATTATTTAAAATATCAAAATTAGTATATTGATTTTTAGAATTATATCGTCCTTGAGCAACAGCAAAGTTGTTTACTCCATTACCATCTAATTTATTTGCTAATGTTCTATTTTTTTCAAACCCTGTTCGTCTTACAATAATATATGGATGCATTGCTTTTCCATTTTTATCTCTAAAATATCCATCTTTTTGAACAGATACCCATCTTTCAGCAGAAGCATAAGCAACAGGTACATTAATTTGATTTCCGTTTTGTGCTACTACAGGTTTTATAACATTGTTAAAATAAAAAAATACAGCTTCATCTATATCTTGTAGACCAAATGAAATTGGAGTAATATCATTTTCAATATCAACTGATATTTGATTAGCACGATTTATTCTATCTTCAGGTAGAATAGGTACATCAGCAGACGAAATATATGGTTCGATCTGCTCATTTACTCTTCTAGCTGGAGTATTGGGTAATATTGGAAGTTGTTGAGGCATTATCTGGTTTGAGTTATTCCTAAACTTTCAGGAGATACATAGTGAGCATTAACTATAATTGAAAAACTTGCACCAAAATTATCTAAGTAGGCACCATTATAATTATATTGAGGTACTTTACCAACTATATCTTGGTTCTCGTTAACTAAATTTATTTCGTAATAATCATTGTTCCACAATACAATATCTCCTATTTGAGGAATAATATTTTGTGCTACTAAATCTTTACGTAAGAATCTAAAACTAAAGTTTCTAGTAAAATCCGGTCCTATTTGATTATCGTAATCACTTTCATAATCTCCTCTATCAATCAAACATACTATTAACACAGGAGGATAATACATTTTAGTACCTCCTTCAGCTTCACCATATATATTAGTTGATGTTTCATCTAGGGATATTTGGTAATATCCAACATTTTGTTCAATAATATTATGCAATAACTCAGTATTGATAACATGGAAAAATGAAATATCACGAGATGATCCGTATAAAGCGCACATATAATTTTAATTTTTAAATTTCCAAATAAATTTTTTATATTTAGACCATCTAACTTCAATATTAGTAGATTGTCCAATATATATTCTTCCATTAGGGTTAATTATTTTATAGATTCCTATCATTAGTAATTCCTAATTTTTAATATTGTTTTTGTTCTAATTTCAAATTTTACTAATCCTGGAATTTTTAATGCTTCTGATTTGATTGCTTTTATAGTCTCTAATGAGTTTCCTTCAGAAATATATTTTATTTCTAATAAAGAATAATTATATAAATCATTAGAAGCGGCATTTAACTGCTCATTATCAATTACTTTAACAACAATTACATCTCTTATACCTCTAATTTGATTGTATATTTCAGTAAAGTTAAAATCGTTCTTCATTTTGATTATTATCTGAACGAAGTAGGTTTCAAATGATGCTTCTGTTAATAGTGTTTCTAAGTATCCCATGTTAAATTTTATTATTTAAAAAATATATAAACCCATTGGGATATTATTTAATGTTTTATTTAAGTTTTCTGAGTTGGCTGCTAGTTTTTCTAGTTGAGCTTGGCGTCCTGTTTTGTCTAATGTATCTCTTAATTGAGTTAATAATGCTTCTTTAGTTGCTCTAGCGTCTGTTAATAAATCTTGTTGATTTAATGTTACTTCACTACCTGGGATGGGTACTGTGCTATATTTTCCTCTAACATATCCTAATATTTCTCTACATAATGTTAAAGTATACTGGTAGATCCACATTCTACCTATAGAATTAATATAA